AGGTACTGTTGGTCAGGGTGCTAAAGCACTAACGCCTGCTGCAGGAGCTGGTGCCAATCAACTGATTAAAACTGCTCAAGGTGATTTTGTTGTTAATCCTCTAACTGGAGAAGCAGTCCCTGCAACACCTGGTCTTGCTGGTTTCTTAGAGTATCAAAATGCTGTTGGTCCTTATCAAGCCAATCTTGGTTTCCAACGTGATATGTATCGTTTAAGTAGAGAAGAAATGGGTAAACAATTAGAGATGTTACAACCAGTTATTGATGATGCTAGGAAACGTGAATTTGAACGTCAGATGGCTGGTGCTCGCTATCGTACTGATCTTTCAACACAACAAGGTTTAACTCTTCAAGGGCAGCGTGGTGCTCAAGCCATGGCTCAAACAGGTCTTGCTGGTGGTATTCAAGGTTTAACTCAACAGTATCAGTATGGTTGATTATGGCTATTAATTCTGATCGTTTCTTGTATTCTTATCTATTAGATAAGACAGAACCATTTAAACCAACTAAAGAAGATAAAGCAGTAAAGTTTCCTTTAAAAGGTATTGACTTTACTACTGGCCAATCAATTGATCTAAATAATTATCAAGCGTTCCTTCCACAAAAACCAGAAAATGTTTTAGGAGGTGCAGAGTTTTCTGTAACAAAACTTGCACAAGATCCAAATAAAAAAGGTGATTTTCCTATCTTTACAGAAGACGAATTAGAAACTCCAGATATTTCACCACCTCTTGATGATAGGCAAGAGTATCTTGATATGCTTGATCGTGCAGCAGCAATACGTAGTAAGTATGGATTGCAAGCTTTAAGAGAAAGCGCACTCTTGCAAGATCAACTATCAAGAGGTCAGTTTGATTATTACATACCAAAGATTGCAGAATTAACTGATACTACTAAACAACGAGATCTTGCTAGACAGCTTGGATATGAAAGAACTTCTCCAAGAGTGCAACAAGCTCTTGTTGAAAGTGCTAAAAGAGGAGAAGCAGGTTTAGCACAAGCTTATGCTATGCAAGCACAAGCTGCTGCAGCAATGCGTCCTAAATTTGCTGGTAAAAACCTTCAGATCGGTTAAACTAAACATTAATTCAGAGGTTAGACATTATGGGTGGTAGTAAACCAAAACCTCCAAAGGTAAAGTACGTTAAATCGCCGCCACCTAAAACGGTGAAGGCTCCAACACAATCATTTAGAACACAACTTGCATTAACAAGAGTTGCTAATGCTCAGCAGTCAAAAATGCTAGAGCGTGGTGCTGAACTTGATCGTGTTAATGAAGAGTTCTTTGCTGGACAAGATATTCGTCGTCTTCAAGCACAAGGTGCTGAATCTCGTTTAACTGCAAAAGTTAGTGGTCAAGAGCAACGCCGTACTGCTCAAACTGTTGGAGCGCAAGAACGTCTTAGCATTGGTGCTAGAGGTCGTGAAGAGCGTCGTAGCATTGGAGCCAAAGGAATAGAAGAGCGTAAAGGAATTGCTGCTACAGGGGCTCAACAACGCCTTACTCAAGGTCAGTTACTTGCTGGTCAAGAGCGTCAAATTGGTTTAACTGGTAAAGAAACACGCCGTACTCAAGCTCAGAAAGGAAGGATTGAAACTGGCTTAGTTCAAACTCGCGGTAAAGAAGAACGTAAAGGAATTGCTGCTACTGGTAAAGAACAACGCCGTACTCAAGGTCAGTTACTTGCTGGTCAAGAGCGTCAAATTGGTTTAACTGGCAAAGAGCAACGCAAGACCATTGGTAAATCAGCACAAGAACAACGTTTAACTGACTTGCAACAAGAGCAGTTTAGACGCTATAAAGAAGAGAGAGATTATCAACAGTCGCGCAGCGCATACCGATCATGACCGAATGGCTAGATACATTAACGGATAAAGAACGTGAATCTTATCTAGCCTTCTGTAAACAAACAAGTTCTCCAATTCAGATGTATCTCTATGCTCGATTTCTTGGGTATAGTGGTTCAATTGTAGATTGTGATACCTGGTCTAAAGATCAGTTTAAAAAGCGTAACTTTAATGGCATCCTTGAAATGGAGATTGATTCCATGCAAATGGACATCTCTAAATTAAGAGATGGAATTGATCTTGGTGTTGTAAAACAAGATATGGGAGCAGCACGCATTGCAATGCTACAAAAAGAATTACGTGGTGCAATTAAACAAATTCAAGATGAAAAGCATTTAATAGATAAACAAGGATTAATTCTTGCTGGTGCTGATCGAGCATTAAGAGAGATGCTTTCAATCTTTAGAGACGATCCAATTGAAGGTCCACTTCAAGAAGCATCTATGGGTGTATGGACTAAGATTCTGCAAGAAGAATCATAAGTATTAGTGGCAGGAACAAGTCTTTATAGTGTTTATCGTCGTACTGCACGTGCTGCGGCTAAACAACATGTTGTTAAAAAAACCTCTGGCATTGATATTGAAAGAGCAAGAACAGACTTTGGTTACTTCTGTGATGTAGTTGGAGATAAACCACCAGCAGAACACATGATGCTTTGGCATGAGCATCTACATACTCAAGAGGACAGTGAATGTTTAGTTGGTATTGCTGGACCTAATGTTGATATTCTTGCTCCACGTGGTTCAGCAAAAAGTACAGTCCTTGGTTTATTTACTGCCTGGGCAATTGGCATTCATGCGTTACATAAAAAGCCACTAAAGATTCTTTATATTTCTTATACGGTTGATGTTGCACGACCTAAGAGTGCAGCAATTAAACGCATCATTGAAGAAAGTAAAGCATATAAAGAGATCTTTCCAAAAGTAAAAATTGCTAAAGGTATTAACTCTAATGAATACTGGAGTATTGATTGGAAGTTTGCTGGTATTAAATCTACTGGTGAAGAAGAATTTACTGTTTGTTGTGCTGGTTTGAAAGGTGCTGTGACTTCTAAACGTTCGCACCTTTGTATTATTGATGACGCAATTAAGTCAGCTGACGATATTAAAAATAGAGACATTCGTCAAGCAATGGAAGAGAACTGGAACTCAGTTATTGTTCCTACCATGTTTGAAGGTGGACGTGCAATTTGTCTTGGTACTAGATTCCGTCATGATGATATTCATAAAACAACATTTACTCCACACAATGACTGGATACAAATCGTTCAGTCTGCAATTACCGTTGATGAGAATGGAGATGAAATCTCGTACTGGCCTGAGATGTGGTCACTTGATTACTTAAATGATCGTCGTCGTCAAGCACCCATTAGTTTTAGTTTCCAGTATCAGAATCAGATTGTTCAAACAAATGAGATGTCAATCTCTCCTAACTTAATTGTTAAAGGACAGATTCCAACTGAGTTTGATTCAATTGGTGTTGGTGTAGACCTTTCAGCTGGCATACGTGAACGTAATGATTACACAGTCTTTGTAATGGGTGGTCGCGTTAAAGACAAGATTTATGTAATTGACTCTAAGCGATTACGTGTCATGGGCAATATTGAAAAGCTAGAAGCTTTAATGGATATGATGTACGAGTGGGGAATTGTTCATAAAGATGGTGAACAATATTATCCCACCAGTAATAATGTTCATGTCTGGTCAGAAGCTGTGGCTTATCAAGCATCTTTAGAAGCAGACTTTAAAAGAATTTGTTTAGAAGAACAAGGACTTTATAATTTATTATGGCATCCAGTCAAAGGCTTCCGTGGTGATAAGGTTGCAAGATTCCGTGGCATCATGGGACTCTTTGAACGCCATAATATTCTTTTCAATAAGTATCGTAAGTTCCAAGCACTAACAGATGAGATTGTTAATTTTGGAGTTAGTAGTCACGATGATTGTGTTGATGCTCTCGTTTGGCTTTGTAATGGACTAATGACTAAAGGAAAGTTAGAGGTTGAGTATTAGTAAAAATGAATAGCGTTAGAGTATTGACGAATTAGACTATTCAAAGCACTATCAATGGCTTCTAATTTCTTTTATGAAGGCATCGAACTAGAGCAAGATGCTTATGGTTCAGCCGTCATTAATCTTCCAGATGAACTTTGTCATGATCTTGGTCTCCAACCTGGCGAAAGGTTTGAAGTCGAAGCAGATGAAGAAAACCTTACTTTTAAGCGTGTAGCACCTGGCTATGAAATTGAGGCATAATAAAACAAAAGCATACGACTAATGAGCGATAGCAAAGCTGTTTTTGATTCCATGCTCAAGTCAGTAGTAAACCGTGATGCAACGGGTGCTGCTGACACAATGCTGATGAGTGCTCACTTATCTCAAATGAAAATGTTTGGGATACGTCAAGGTGTTGAGTTTTATCCTGAACAAGATAACTTTGGTACACAACGTTTTGATTTTGTTCAACAGGTTATTAAATTTAATAAACTTGATGCACGATTAGATGCTATCTGGGATCATTTTCTTGCTTTAGGTAAGGGCCTCTTTTATATCCGTCCAACTCAAAAGACTTATCGACTGTATTGGTTTGATAAAGATTCTTATCGCACTTACTACACACCAGAAGGTGACTTAGAAGAAGTCATCATTATTTATCCATACAAAGTTAGATCTTCTCGTGGATTTTCTGGTGTTGGTCTTAGTACTGATAAGCGTTACATGCG